ACAATTAATCTTTCACTAAATATAGTTACTAGTTCTGGGTCTGTAGGAGCTGACCTATTTAATTCTTTAAATGCAAAAGTATGTACTCCTGCACTTGTAATTTCTATTGTAAGTTCACCAATTTTATTAGCACCGTCTGCTATATAAAGTTTACCATATTGTTTATTACTTTCATAAACAGCAAACTCACAAAGACTTTGAGAACCTCTTGATATTGAACTTGCACTATTTAATTGAGAAATAGTAGAACCATTCTTTTTTATAGTTTGACTAGATGCAGTTGATTGAAAATTAGCATCTGCTGTCATTGAAGTATCACTAGTAATACTTAATACTAAAAACTGTTCACCATTAATTAATATATCATCGCCAACTGCAAACTCTGATGTAAAAGCTGTACCACTTCCTGTTATTGTTGCACTACCAGAAGTTACTGAGACTGTTCCAGTTTTAGATTGATAAGTGTCTTTATTTACTTGCGTCCATGTAGTTCCATCTGCACTATAAAATATATTACTAGATGCACATGCTACTACACCTTTTGCATATCTAAATAATCCTTCTATCTGGTCAGCAGAGCCTGTTGCTTGACTATTACCAAACTTAGTAAATCCACTAACTCTTCTGTAACCACCGTGTATAGAAGATTCAAAGTTATTTAATCTTTGTGCCACTCCTGGTGTTCTAAATAACAAGGATGTGCTAGATACTAAATCTAAGCCGCCCTCACAGTTTATCGAAATACCTTGTTCTGCCATACCTTAAAAAATTTTTTAATTACTTCTTTTTTATTTACCTTTATCCAACTTGGTGGTAATTTTACGTGTATCTTTTTTTTATTAGACATATACACTTCTTCTATCATCCATTACAACTGGGAATGGTTCTAGAAGTTGTTCTCTCATTGTCCTTAATCCTTTTTGAAACTCTACTTCAGATAATTGTGCTTGTGACATATTATCTTTAAATTGATGTACATAATATCTAGCTCTTGCTAGTAAAACTGATGTATACTGTTTTGGGAATACAACAGTATCAGTTGATGCAGTTAACTCTGTAGGTTGTGCATAAGCATAAAAATATATTTTATATACACCGTCTGGTATCGGAGAAAAACCTATCTTATCATTTGCAGGTCCTCTTATAACTCTTCTTGGTATTCCATAAGATTGAGTATCACTTTTATCTTTTGCTTCTTGTACTCCGTATAGTCTTTGCCAGTTTGATAATGATAAAGGTTGTAATTTAAATACTTCAAAAGGAGCTGTCTTACCTGATACTCCTTCTTCAGTTAAAACTATATTATCATAATCTATAAAACTATATTGATTTAAAAGTGTTTGTGCTGATTGTAAATCATACCATCTTGTTCCTGCAACTGTTTCTATAACTGCATTACCGTAATAATCATTAAGTGGGTCTCCTACAGATAAAAAGTTCCACTTATCTTCTGCATTACAGATATCAAAGTAAGCTCTGTTTATAGTGTCTTTAACAAATTTTTGTATACCTAGAGCACTTGTAAAAGTTGTAGAAGTTAACTCAACTTCATTAAGTTCTCTTAATATAGTATTGCATAAATCTAAGTACGTTCTAAACGGAGCAGCCATTTAAATTCCTTTTATGCTAAATTAAGTTTTAATTTACTAGTAGGCATGTCAGGATATATACTAGTATCTCCTTTTGTACCCATTTCACTTTTATCACAATCTCTTCGTAAATCTACTTTACCATATTGTTTTGGATATTTATCTTTTCCATGGTCAACAGAATTTACATTACCACCTTCCATAACTGATGGTTGGTGTCTTGTAATAACATCTTCGTAATTAAGACCGTTTTTAACTTTTCCCATAATATTGTCCTTTTTATAAAAAAGCAGGGATGAACTTAATCACCCCTGCAATTATTTTTAGTCTATAGTGTAGATAGCTTTTACGATAGCATCATCTCTAAGAACTTGTCTTCCATAAACATGTAGACCTCTTACGATATCACCGAAAGTATCAGTGTCTCTTAAAGTCTCAATGTTAAGGATAGATTGAGCAGTTGCTGTAGAGCTAATGTGGCCACCTAAGCATTGTCCAGTTGCGTTTGTAGTAGCTGGAACGTTAGAAGATTTGTACATAGAAAATCCTCTAATTTGACCAGAAGCTACTAATCCGTTTCTTACACCGCCGTCACCTTGGTTAAAGTCAGATGACATTAGTTTTGAATCGGTATCCGCTAGTTCTTCATAGAACTCTGGTTTTGCAACAAACCATCTTCCTTCTTCAGGAACTTGTGAGTCATCTAAAAGTCTAGCCATTCTAGCCATGATTTTTAGAGGGCTTAGTTCTGAACTTCCGTTACCCATATCAATAGGGTCGCCTGAAGTGAAGTTAGCGATTGCTGAACCAGTACCGTCACCACCTAATTGGTGGTCTGGAGTTGAAGTTGATACACCTGAAAACATTGCACTTAGTACTTCTGAATCCATTGTATCTTTTAGTGTGTATGCCGCACTTGATGCACCTACTGATGCGAAGTTGATATGAGAAAGTCTTTCCTCAATGTCATCAACAATAAACTTAAATGAGTTTGCTTTGTCAATAACAAGTGTCAACTCTTGGTCAGTTAGGAACTGTTTACTAGTAGAAGCTGCACGAGTATATGCTGCGACAGTGATTACTGGCTCTTTAATGATATTTACTGTATCACCAAAAGCAGAAATTTCACCTGCATAATCCGTGTTTGTAATAGCTTCAATTACAGACGATTTTCTAAAGAAGTTTTGAATCTTCTTCGAGAAAATTTCAGGAACGAAAAACTCATTAGTTTGTCCCGAAGTGCCCGCATTAAAGTTATTGTTAGCACCACCACTAGCGTTTTGAAATACAGCCATAGTATTTCTCCTTTTCTAGTTGAGTTGTTGTTAAAAGTGCAACTACTATCTATAAGTTATTTAATAAGTCGGATTTCCAGAACCGCCATAATTTCTTCTAGGATTATCATTTACGACACGCCCTTCAGCCATTGCTTCGGTTATGGATTTTTCGTTCTTATCAAATTCGCTTTGAGACATAGCTGCGATTTGAGAACGAGTCCAAATCTTTTTAGAACCATATCCAACGTCTTTACTGTTCTTAATCTGAATCATTTCTGATGCAGGAACTAAGTCGCCTGATACTTCATCTTTTGATTTTAACTTGCCGACATCCTGTTTGAAAAGGTCAATTGCACGAGAGGCTAACGTCGCATTTGTAGCATTGCTGTATATCCAACCTTTAATTTCTTCTGGTTGACTATCTGCCCACTGATGAAACTCATCCGATTCTCTAATTGTATTAAAGTCTGGATGAAGTCTAGCCAATGTAGCTTCAGCTTCTTTTTTAGAAATTTCAGTATTTTTATTACGAAGAGATTTTATTTCTTCTTTTAAATCTTCCATTTCTTTAGTAGCTTGAGTATGAGCAACTGATTCAACTACATCGTAAACATCTGGATAATTCTTTTTAAACTCATTAAGTTCTTCTTTACTTTTAGGAGCTTTATACTTAGGTCGATTAGCTCTTAATTGTGCATGAAGTTCTTCTTCTTTTTGTTTAAACGAATTTACTTTATCGTCGTAATGTCGTTTTAAATCGTCATACCTTTTTTTATAGTCTACCTTTTTATAAGGTTGTGCTTCTACTTTAGCTTCTTCTTTTTCTTCTTCCTCATCTTGTACTAGACTTGTGTCAACTACAGTCTTTGGAGAATCTTTTTTATAAGCTATCGTATTAGCATCAGCAAAGGGTTTTTTCGACGCTTCGTCCATAGCATCATAATCAAGATAATTCTTTTTTTGATTATATGGATTAGCTTCTTGTTGTTCTTCGCTTTCCTGAGAAGTGGCTCTTTTTTCGAAAAGAGGGGTCTCATTACTATCAGTCATTTGTTATCACCTTTCTTTGTTATTGTTGGGGTCTTACATCATTGTAAGAGTAGCCGAAAATAGAGTGCCTTGGTGACGCTCAGGGTAGCTCTATTTATAAAGCCTACTTATAAGGGTTATTTAATAAACCGCCATAAGCAGCACTCATGACATCCGATGGAGCATCTTCCATTTGTTGCTCTTCTTGGATATTCATATCTTTATCATAATCGTCTTCTGCTTTTTTCATCATCTTACGAAGTTTGTCTACACCTATTTGCTTAACTGCTTTAGCTGTAATTACAAACTCTCCGTCTGATAACATTGCAGGGACTGAGTCTGATGTACCTGTTCCTGGTCCTTCGACTTCGCCTTCACCAGTAAATTCTTCTACACCGCCAACCATATTAGGTTGTGCAGCCATTAACATTTTTGGAATAATATCCATTAATTGTGGATAATCTTCTAAAGCTTGTTCTAATATTGTTTCATCATCCATACTTAACATAGATGTATCAACATCAACTTTCATTGCTTGTTCTATTTCATCACTTACAACATCTATGTCAGGCATTTCTTCTGCAACATCATTATCAAAATCTTCATCTCTATTTATCATATCAATAGGCATACCTGCATCTTGTGCAGCTTGTAATTCTGGAATAACAATGCCACCTTCTTCATAAGCACGATAACCTGGGTCATCTGAAACTTCTTTTTCTTCAAACACACCAGTTAAACCACCAGCAGCATACCTTGCTCTTGATGGGTCAAATAATCTTTGTGGTTGTCCAGGACTTTGTACTTCCATAGGAGTTCCTGGAGAATACAATCCCATAGTAGGAGCTTTATCTTCACCAACTACATTGTCAATAGGTTTATCTTGAGAGCCTGATTGTTGTGCTCCTGGTACTCTGTATAATGCTGCGTATCCTGGTGTTGCCATACTATGCTTTCTTATTTGTTTTAATAAATCCTTTTGATATAGGTTTACCAACATTTGTTAATTGGTCCATAGTCAAACTAAAACCACTAAAAGGTTTTTGAACAGTTGGCATTGAATAACCACCTGCAAAAAATTTTTTTCTTTTACTTTTTAGTTTTTTTACCATCTGAATATAAATTGTTAAAAGTTATAAAAGGGTCTAAGTAACTTTCATGTTGTTCTGCAGAATGTATCCATTGAGATGGTGCAAAGTCAGGTGCTCCTTCTCCTGTTCTCCATAATGCAGGACTTGTAGCTCTTACTCTATTATTAGGTAAAGCAACAAAGTTACCAGTCCATTTCCCTGCGTCCATTAAATATAATACATGTGATTGTTTATGCTGTGCAGGGTCATCAGCAATATCACTATCAGTGTAGTCAACAGTAAATAAATATTTACCTTTATAAAAGTTATTATCTATTTTACATAACCACGGTGATGAACTAACTCTATCAAGAACAACTGCACTATGAGTTCTTGATTCACAGTCCCAAGGTTGACACAAATGGTCTTCCATTGGTTCTGGCCATTCATCATACGGTATGTCTGCAACTAATGCTTGTATAGGCATTCTTGCCCACATAGCACCACCGTGTATATTTTCATCTGGTCCATCTTCAGAATCTATTTCACATCCTGTGAATACAACTTGAAAACTTAAAGACCTATCGGGTATAGTGTTTACTGCAAAAGCTAGTGCGTGTATATATTCGCCGTGATAGTTAGAATGATTAGCAGTAAACTCTTTTCGTACCCAACATTTAAAATGGGGTACGTTACTTATTAAAAAGGACACTACCTACCTTTGCTAACTTTCCCGCCCTTTGAATACATTTTTGTGCCTTTGACTTTTCCGCCTTTAGCCATCATTTTAGTTTTTTTAACTTTACCACCTTTGGCCATCATTTTGGTTTTCTTTTTAGCCATGCCACCTTTAGCCATCATTTTGGTTTTCTTTTTAGCCATGCCGCCTTTAGCGTACATTTTACTTTTTTTCCTCATGGTTACTCCTTTTTAATTATTCTTGAGGTTGTCCTGGAGGTGTATCAACTGTTCCAGTAAACTCCATTTCCCCTGGCTGCGAAACACTGCCTGTTCCGATTGTGCCATTGCCAGTTCCTTGACTGTCAGTTCCTGCAACTTCTGGAGGTACTCCTTGAGCACCACCCATTGCGGACTCGACACCAGGACCTGGAGGTTGTTCTTGTCCTTGTTGCTGAGCATTTTGTAATCCTATAATTTTAGCATATATCTCAGCAGCCGCTGGGTCGTTAATGACTTCATCAGGGTCTAGGTCTAAGCTATACGCAAGTTCTTTTATTATTTCAGAAATCTTAACGAATGGTGCAATCGCTGGATTCTGAACAGTTTGTAAGAACATTGTTAGCCTTTGAGACCTAACTTCTTTTTGCATCAGACTAGCTGTGCCTGTAGCTCTAATCTCTAAATCACCTTCAATGTTTAAGTCGCCATCGTAAAACTGCATATTCCATTGAAAGAAACTTTCACCAAGTGGTCTTAGTAAATAGTCATCAATGTTTTTAATAACAGTTTTTACGTTCAAGTTCGCTGCACTTAATAACATAGACATACCAGATGCAGTTCTTGTCATACTTTGCACACCAGTTTGTCCGTGAGAGTACGACGGAATACCTGTTGATTCATCAGCAAGTTGTCTAAACTTATCAAACATCATCATGTTTTCAGTTGCTGTATTTGGAAACTTAAGTCCATGTACAGCTTGTCCAGGCATACCTGCTTGTCTTCTAAATATTTTTCCAGGATACACATCCATTGACTGACCAGCTACAAGTGCTGATTCATCTATGTCAAAAACAAGTGAACCTGATAAAGCAAGGTTGTCTATTGCCATCCTTGCATGTCCATTCATAATAGCTTGAGCATCTGACATATTTTCTGGAACACCTATTCCAAAAAAGCTGTAAGGGTTTCTTTCGTATGGAAACGAATGATAAGGTAATCTATAAGGTTGGAATGGATTAAGAACCATTCTTAATACTCTACCTTCTGTTACCCAAGCATTAATTTGTAATTCATTTTCTTCTGTAAACTCTTCTGGAACTTTTAATCCAGATTCTTGTAGAGTTGTTTTATCTACTATACCCCAATACTCAAGAACTTCAAATCTAGAATTACTTTCACTTGATTCATAAGTTTCATCACCTAAATCTAAATTAGATTCAAAACTTCTATCTTGATAGTTAGGGCCATCTTCTAAAGTAGCAATTACTGCTTCTTTATCAAAGAATGGTCTGTTCAGCAGATTCCTTAATTGATTTCTATTAAATTTATGTCGCTGAATTGTGAACTCACATTCTTCAATATTTGTTGCATTAGGGTCTGGATAAAAATCCCAAAGACTTACATGTTCTAACTTTGGAACTTTTACTTGTTTTGGATTGTATTGTCTAAAACCTTCTTCATTCTTATCGTATACATGTAGTGTTTTATGAAAGGTAAAAGGACCTTTTACAATTCCAGTTCCTAATAATACTGATTCAAATATCGCATTTCTTAATTCACTAGAGCCGTTAGATTCTTCTATCTCATCGTGAATAAGTCTTTCCATTCTCCTAGCTGCTATTTGAGCTGGTTTTATTTGAGCCATATTTGGCATAGGTGCAGGACCTTCTTGTAAATCTGCACCTTCATACTCTTTCTTAAGAGATGCTAAAAACTCTTCATTTAAAGAGTCAAATGTAGTTCCAGGCTCTAAGGCTTTCCCATCCCCTTCAAAACCAATTGGAGTAGCCATTGGTGTTGGGGCAGGAGTCTCTGTACCCATTCCCATATTTCCTTCGATAGTTGGGTCGGGTTGCTGAAGACCGTCACCTAGCTGCTCTTTTAGGGGATTGAGATGTGCAAAAGTTGCTACACCTTCTGGTATTTTAGTTTCTTCTACGGAGATGGGAAACTTGTTGGCAGAAAACAGAACATCCGTAATTTGTCCGTAAGCTGCTAATACTTTAGTTTTTGTTACTTTTACAAAGACCCTAGACTTTTCATGGTCTCTAAATTTAACATTTTTATAATATCTGCCACGATAATTGTGGTAAGCTTCTAACCATCTGTCTTCATCACTCCTACGAGCAGTTTCACAGTCATAAAATTTTCTATAGATATAAGAGGAAAGTTTAGACTTTTCCTGCTCTTTTTCCATATCTTCTGCTGACATTGGTTCGTCTTGTGTGTTATCTTGTGTATAATCTACCATAGTTCCCCTTAATATTGTGTATATCCCTGTATTCTATTATACAGTCATTATTTAGGTTTGTCAAGTAATTTTTTCGATAAATATGGTAATAACCATTTATTATCTCTTAAAACTTGAATTAAATGATTAGATAGGCTATTTACTACCACTTCTTCGTCATTATCGCTAGATAGTGGTTGCCCATCTGTATTAAGTGACGAGATATAAACACAGGCGTGAACTATCTCGTGTACTAATGTATTTGCTTCGTCTATATCAGAAAGTCCAGGCTGTATCTCAATCATGTTCTCTCTTTGAGTATATTGACCATAACAGTCTGTCATATTAGATTTTTTAAACTCAGGTGCTTGTACCTTTAGTTCAACATCTGAATAACCTATTTTAACAGTCTTACCTTCTAAACAATTCTTACTATTTATCTTCTTCATTACCAAATAAGTACTCCTCTTTACTATTTCTAAAATTAAATGATTTACTCGTATCTATATCTTTTGAGTCTTGTAAGCACCACTCTCTAAAACTATCTTCTGGGCCGCCCATGTCATTTAAACGAAATACCTTATAAGGTTGGAATACTTGTTCTACGTTTCGTTTTTTTCTATATTTTAATAAATCTTCGTACGACATAACTATATCGTAAACTTCTTTTGTTTTTTTATTTCTAAATGTATATGTTGGCATATCAATATCCAAATGTTGGGTCACTAGGTGTAAATCGTTTTATATCGCCCATCTCTCTAAATGTACTAGGCATTCTAGGTCTAGACATAATTAGATATCTTAATGCATCATATGCATGGTCAGATGCTTTTGTATCAACATCTTCAGGTCTATTAGGGTCACAAGGAATACTTTGTAACTCTCTAATTAAATTTACACAGTTAGACATAATCTGTAATCTTGGTCTACCTGTGCTATTGTTTGGTTTTAACTTTTCGTGTATTTGTATTTTACCTTGTATTCTATTTTTATCTGCTGGTCTAAGTTTATGTCCAGCTCTTACTAAAGTTTCACCAACTGTAGGACCTGTTGTTCCTGTTCTGTTCCACGCTGCAGTATCAAGAACACCTTGTATACTTTTGCGTTCATCTTTTTCCATCTCAGTTATAACTTCTGCAAGGTCTTCACCTGTCAATCCTTTTTGATACAACTCTCTATAAATTATAATTGTATCATCTTCTGGGTCAATAGTAGCCCATATACAAGCTGACTCTGCTGCATAACCGTAGTCAATACCTTTGTACCTCATCCAGTGATAAGGTATTTGGAATGGAGGTATAATATGTTTCTCAGTATCAAACTCTGCGAAGGCTGCACCTTCCGCAACATCCCAGTTACCTTCCATTAACTGTTTTCTTTGTACTGGTGGTAGTGATGCTAACATCTGTTCGTATCTACCATCTTCTGCAAGATAAGGGTTATCTTCTAGTCTTGCAGGTATAAACTTACGAGTTAGTCCATCTGAACCTTTAAAAGCTTCATTAGGTGGCGATGGGTCAAGATATCTCTTTTTTACCCATTTTCCGCCGACTCCTCCAGGGTTTGCAGTACACCGAATATAAGTTCTAATCTCTGGGTCAGTTGTTCTCAATCGTGATTGCAAGTACTGAAGTGGAAACTCAGTCGGATACTGAGTTAGCTCGTCTATTCCAATCCAGCTATAAGCTTGTCCTTGATACCTATATACATCAGCATCTCTGTCCAGGTA